ATCCCCAAGACCAAAATATCTATTCGATATGGGGAGGGGTAAATCGATCGAACCATTCATCCACATAGGTGATCCACTCATCTGACTTCAGTTTCGCTCTCTCAATACACACTTCGCGAGGAGTATCGATGAAGATTATTTTGTCGATCCCTATCGTTTCAATAAGTCTTTCACGTTCTCCATCTAGTGCATATCCGCCCACGATAAAAGCATTCTTCCACTTGCCTCTTCTGACTTTGATCATGTCGAGAATGCAATCCCTTACACCAAAGACATTCGCCTTCAGTTCATTCGGCTTCTCATATTCCCCGCATGACTCAGCTCGAATCGCACTCCATATCCTGTCTATGTCCAGTACCAGATCGCCACTCTCAGCGACTTCCTTCACGTATGTGCTCTTACCTGAACACGGAGATCCGTACACAAGATAGACAGTCTTCTGAATGCTTCCAGTATATCCGAATCGTTTGTGTATCTCATTGTGACATCTAAAATGTACGAGCTGAACATTCTCAGGATTCAGAGCGATGAGAGCATCATCCGCATTGTCATCTGTTAGCTCAGCGACATGATGTCCGATACAGTCATACGCTTTGACAATCGGTTTACCGCAGTGCTCACAGATTACACATCCGCTCTCATCAGCTCTCTCCGATCTTAATCGAGAGACAAACGATTCCCACTTTCGTGACTTGTAAAATGCTTGAAGCTTAGGACTGCTCATATATCACCACGAGCCTTCCTCGATCTGCTTCTTCTTCAATTCCAGCTCTTCTTTACGGAGAGCGAGAGTCTGAGGATCATTCGCCCAGTTCTCTCGATCGTAATTCTTCAGACAGAGATTCGATGCCGCTACATCGGGAAGCGCCTGTTTACGATATGTCTCAGTAACCATCGTCACACTTCCATCTGGCTCGACTCTCTCGACAGTCTTACTCTCAGTGTATTCATATCCCATCGCTCTCTTTACAAGAGCGCCTCTCAGCTGAATGATGAGACTTTGTCTTCCGTTTTTCAAAAACTCCGAAAACTCCCTCTCAGATGCCTTGTATTTGTACCACGTACTCTCAGCGACACCGAGATTTGAAGCTATCTGTTTGTCAGTTGCCCCAGTCTTCAACCATTCCGAAATCTCGGAAAATCGGGGCTTTATCAGTTTTTCATATACATTCTTTCTCCCTGTCTTTGCCACGATTTTCACCTCACGTTTTCTCTCGAATCAAAAACGGAGTTCACTCCGTTTTTAAAGGTTTCTTACCCTTGATATGAGCCGCCAGTTTGACCACGTCTGTGACATTGATCTTTCCATCGCCGTTCACGTCTCCGCGTTCATATTCTGACAGAGGCTTTGTCTCAGTCTTCTTCTGATCGGTCTTTTTCGGTTCAGTCTTCGGCTTCTCTTCTGCCTTCTTCTGTTCAGTCTTCTTCTCCTCAGTCTTCTTTTCGACTTTCGGGAAGCCATTGAAGCCGCCTTCTGTTATGATCTTGGGATAATCGACATAAGCATAATTGTGATCAACATTACCATTGATCCCAGCGACTTTCCATGTCGAGGAATTCTGCCAGATGCCGATCGATCCGCCGTAATTGCATTTGCTGCCATATTCAGCCACCCAGAGAGTATATTTTTTCTGAACATTCGGCGTGATATACTGAGTGAGAGGACTTCTGGACATATACAGTCCCGCGAAATATCCCGCCTTCTCCAGCCTGTCACAGAATGCCTCGACCATCGCAGAGCATACATTCTTTCCGAGTGCGAACTGCTTTCCTTCCTCCAGATCAAAGAATATAGGATACTCAAACTTTTTATTCTTGATCGCCTCGATGCAAGTTTCCGCCTCTGCCTTTGCCTCAGAAGCGTTCATCGCGTATGAATACCAGTATACACCGACATCCAGTCCAGCCGCCTTCGCTCTCGCATAGTTCCCCTCGAATGTGGGATCTTTCTGAGAGATGTATCTGCCGTATCCAGCTCGCAACATTACGAACTTGACACCAGCCGCCTTTATCTTCTTAAAATCAACATTATATCCTTGCCACTGTGAGATATCTATTCCATGTACAGCCATGTTCACCCTCCTGTCTCTTAATTAACATGATTCCAGTCAGCATTCATCGCCGCTGAAATTCCAGCCGCCACACCAGCTCCGATCACTCCGAAGAGTGCTGTCCTCGAATCGAGCGTATCAGCTCCGAAGTTTACTGCTATGTATCCAGCGAAAGCCTGAATAAATGTTCTGATCGCTCTCTTTATCGGTTCACGTTTTAAGAATTTCATCATCTCGATTCCTCCAGATCAGATATTCTATGTTCACAGACTGAGATCCTGTTATCCATCACAGCCATTTTCTCAATTGTGTCGTTATGTTTTTCGACTTTTTTCTCCAGCTGTTCTATTCGGTATGACATCAGCTTTGTTCCTGAGAATGTTCCGAGGAATGTTCCAGCCAGAGAGAGCACCGCGATCAAAATTTCACTATTCATGCACTTTCCCTCTCAAAAAATAAATCATGTGTCTCTGTTTCGGGGAGACACCAACATCAATTCACTGTATACATCATATCATATTCGCGCCCTGAGTGCCATACTGTCAAATGTGCCGAAAATGTGCTGATTTTATGACAATGTACTTCGATTTTCTGAAATATGCTCTCAGACGAAATATGAGGCACTTTTTAGGCGTTCTAATTTTAGGAGTATAATTATACTACCCGCCCCCTCAAAATCGATTCTGAGGCACACCAGATATGGTATTTTGCATTTCAGATAAAATACTATATCTGGTATACAAAAAGACCACATGATCTCTCATGTGGTCTTGATCTTACACGTCATATTACATATCGAACAACTCTCGAATGAAATCATCAGCGAATATAATCGGTCTGAGCTGGTTTATCAGCTTCGTTCTTCTCTTCGATATCACTGAGACATCAACATCAAAAAACTCAGCTATTCTCTCATGAGTCCATCTCTCAAAATACTTCAGCTCGATCAATCTGTAATACGGATCATCCTTCACCCTCAGAAGCGCTCTCTGGATCAGCGAACAAAATCTTTTCGTCTGTTCAGATGCCTCCTCATCATCCAGCCAGTTCGCATATTCATATAATACGCGCTCTGTCTTCTTAAATGATCCGAGATGACCGTCTTTGATCAGTCCAGCTTTTTTCAGCTCATCCACCATACTTCTCGCCGTCTGCTCGATCAGTTCTCTCTCTTCTCTGTTCATCAAATAACTCCCTTCAGTGAATCTATGATATCACACGGATGACAATGCAATATGGAACACACACCACACAGCAGAGTCATTCTCATGCTATCAACACCCTCATTCTCCCATCTGCTCACTGCTCCCTGACTGATCCCGAGAGCCTTTGCAAGATTTAACTGTGATAATTTTTTCTGCATTCTCATACTCAGCAGATATGATCCGCCGTTTCCATAGATCATCTCCCGAGGATATTGAGATACTTCCTTCAAAATGATCACATACTTCTCATTATCAATTATATCCCAGAACTTCACATCCAGTGCATTCGCCAGCATCGCGATTGTATATGTCGAAGATCCTTCGATCATACCTTTGGTATTTTCCAGTATACAGATTCGAGTCTGAGTGAGTCCGCTCATCCTTGCGAGATCATTCTGAGTGAGTCCCCGCTTGATTCTCAATTTTTTCAACTTAGTCATTAGTAACACCCTTTACATTTAATTATTTAACTATTTGTGCGGTCACACGAAGGTTCAAGATGAATTTTATCTTGAACCTATCTTGAACCTCTTCAAAGCGCCTATTTACGCACTCAAACTATTCGTCAAAATGACAGGGTTCAAGGGTTCAAGATAAATTCTATATTATTTATTATATATTATATATTACATAGAAAAAATAAAATATAATACAATAAAGTTCCGAGTATAAGAATTATCTTGAACCTTGAACCTACATCGTTAAAAGCGCCCATTTACGCCCTCTGAAGAGGTTCAAGATGATTTTTTCATCTTGAACCTATCTTGAACCTTTTGCACGTTCTTCGCACATTCGTTATCATCTTTTGTGCATAGAAATTCTGATTCTTGAAATCTGTCTGTCAAGTTTGTAATTGATCATGTTGTTTAACAGCTCACTACCACTCCCGAACATACCCTTTGAGACTTGTTCGATCATGATCAGAACGTCTGCCAGCTCTCCGAGAATGTCTTTTTCGACCTTCACAATGTTCACTCCGCTGTTGGTGTCCATCGTTCTCTCATACTTGCAGAGAGCCTGAATCAGTTCCGAACACTCCTCGACTAACTGCCGCCGCTGAACTTTGTCTCCGTAATGATCATAAATTATCTTTGCTTTTCTTGCCTGATCTTCAGTCATTTCTCAATGCCTCCCTTTTATGAATTCAGGACAATCGTTGACATAGTATGTCGGACATATCCTGTCATTGACTTTCATTTCTGACTTCTCCGCATCCCATCCCTCGACAGGCTGTCGATATATGCTCCATGCACACCCTTGTGTATATTTCCGCTCACCAGTGCGAGGATCTTGAACCGCTGTCGGAACTGCATTTTTACAACTCCAGCAGAGCGAACAGTTTTCATAAATGACTCTCTTACTCATCGTCATCGATCCTCCTCGTTGTCACATAGGCATCATGCCCCTTCCCAACGATCACAGCTTCGAGTCCCAGACTCTCCAGCCGCCGTTTACTTCGTTCTTGTGCCGCATTCCATTCAGCTTCCGTCTTCTTGAATTTGCAGTTATCACAGTTTTTCTTTGTGAGAATGGTACACATCTCATTGAATATGAATACACACTTCGACATCTTTTTCATCCCTTCTTGAATAATATTTCGGTATAGTCTTCTCGCATCGCGAGAGTTTTGTATATATCCTCTTCCACGCTGTTTTCACATATCATATTCCAGTAACAACACGCTCTCATTTGTCCGATCCTGTGCGTTCTCTTTTTGCTCTGCTCATATAGTTCAGATGAGAGAGGAGGCGTGAAGTATATGATCTTGTTTGCTTTCTGAAGGTTCAGTCCCATCGCGCCCGCCTGATATTGTATGAGCGTTACTGAGGAATCATTCTCCTCATATTCGCTCAAATCCCTTGACTGACCATTTATTGTGCTGATCTTCCTTCCCGCTTTTTTACAAATATCCTTCAGTATTCTGAATTCTTCCTCGAAGTTGTAAAACACGATCAATCGGTCATCTGTCGAGTTCAGGATATCTGAGAAGGCTTCCTGTTTTTCTCTCGAATATATTCCGCAGAGCTGGCGTTCATACAGCATCTTCTTGAAGAGCGTGTCACCCTTCAGCTTCTCACCATCGATCTCGATGATCTTAGTTTTTTTGAACTTCCTATATTCGGGAGAGGTCTTCACCTTTACTTCTGTGAATGTCTGTTCGGGCAGATCGAAAACTTCACTCGTCTTTAAGAAGTGACATCCGTGCCGCCTCATCTGTCTCTTCAGTTTGCCTATGTTCTTATATCCAGTCACGACAGGGATCGAGAATCCTCCGACCTTCAGGGATCGAGATTCAACATAATCACTCCAGTACTGCTTCTTTGTGATATTCCATCCGAGGAGCTTCATCTGTGACCATAGGCGTTCGTATTTTCCACCGACAGGAGTTCCCGAGAGAAGGATCACGTTGTCGGTCTTCAGCTTCAGGATCGCTTTTGTTCGCTTGGATGACTCATTCTGGATCATCGAGGATTCATCCAGCATCAGAGTATCGATGTACATCTTCTGAAGTTCGGGTCTTCTGAAGATCAGATCGTAATTGATGACACCGAACAGAGTTCGATCGTTCGCTTCTTGGAGATATCTGTTATACTCTTTTTGTTTTGTGAGATCGTATGTACAACACCCCAGATCCAGTATATCACAAAAATGATTTATCCAGTCTTCAACTTTGGACTTCTGACAGATTATGAGGTTGATATCTCCATTCAGCTGAAGCATCTTCTCAGCTCCAGTGAATGTCTTCCCGAGTCCCATGTCGTGATAAAATGCGACTCGATTCAGATCTTGAAGATCGTTGAGAGCTTGTTCTTGATGTCTGAATAACTTCATTTGTTCACCATCTTCCTCCCGCAGTTAGGACAGTACTTTGTCATTTCTCGACCTTGCGGCTCTTCTTTGCATTCGCTACAATAGGGATAATACCCATCACAGCAGATCTCCCAGTGCGCTGTATCCTCGATCGCTGGTTCATCGTCTATCACTTGTGGGATCACATGAATGAGAATGTCATGCAGTGCATCTCGATAAAGTGAATTATCGCTGTCGCAGACTATCGGTTTGATCCTCTCTTTCAAGTGATCAGCATCAATTTTTCTCATTCAGTCCATCCCTCCGATTCCATGCCGCTTCAGCTTCTTCGACCGTATCATATGGAGCGGAATATGATTTACACTTCTTACAAGTAACATAGTACTTTCCGAGATAGAGATGCATCTTCGATTGCTTTCCGCAGAACGGACATTTCTTCAACTTGGCTTCTGCTATTAACATTAAAATCCCTCCCTCTTAGATATCAAATGTTCAGTCCATTCACGTTCACGCTCTTTTTTCTTGCGTTCTTCCTCGATCTCAGTTCAGCAGACTTCGTCTCTTTTCGCATCTCTTTTACTTTGTCCATCAGGCGCTCGATATTATCAGCGAGTGACTTTATATTCGATTTATCCATCATTTACCCTCCCTTCTGTATTCTGGACAATCAGAACTATGCTTCAGCAGACAGTCTTTGCATTCTCCGCTATTATAATAACAGTCCTTGCATTCGATCTCTTCGAGCCCCATGTCCTCAGCGATACCGTATCCATACCGCTCATCTGCGATCTGACTCTCAAAGTTAGGACAGTCATAACAGCAGTGACCATTCACGAAACATTTTCTCCGCATTATCCCGCCCCCTTCTCATCCTTCAGAGGAATGTAAAAATCGATATTCTCTTCCTTCTCACTCAGCAGAGAATTGATCTCATGTATGCTCCAGTTAGTTCTCAGATTGTAAACGCCCGACTTCCAATTACGACTTTTGAGAATCACAGCATAAACATCCTCTTCACGAATGAGCCTCCGCCAAACTGTTGATCTCGGTATTTTTCTAAAATTTTTCACTTCTCATCATCCTTTCGACACTCGGTCTTTTAATTCACGAAGACACTCTTTGCGATCCTTCATCAATTTCCTGATTGTGGATAACAACAGTTTACCGAGTATTTTGCGAAGAATTTCATCAAAACACCCTTCTTCAATTACATTTGATATCACGTCTATATCACCGATGACCGTATGCTTCCCACGAATGACTTCCCCTGTCAGGTTACTTTTACCATCTATCTGAATTACATATATCCTGTCTTTTTCATCTTCAATATTATCATTTATGGATGAATATTTCTGTACAATCAGGTAAACTTTGTATGAAATTGCACCCTCCATCTCCACGCTGAGTTCATCGATCGTGATCCTGATCGCTCTCCGACCGAAATCACCATTTTCGAGGGAGCTGTCTGGGATATACTGAGGATCATCACGATACTTCCTCACAGCTTCGAGTATTTTATTCAGGTTCTCACGAGTTTTCTCACTTTCTCCGAAGACAGTGAACCACGCCGCTTCCAGATTATACAATTCGAGATTCATCACTTCGCCTCCTCATTCAACCACTTTTGGACACAGCTTTCACAGTCAAGCTTTGACTTGTATTTATAGTCGGGATCTGGGATCGTTTTACACGGAGGTCTCTCCGCGCCCAGTATCGCGATCGGGCAGTATTGCCATTTACCCGCCAGCCGCCGTTTAATTCCCATCATGAGATCATACTCATCACATTTGAGAATATATTTCTCTCGGTTCTTCACTCACCATCACCCCCGATCGTCTTGAATATATACGAGCCTCTCTTCACAACTTTGATCTTGTACCTCACAACAATCGAATCGGTAAAGCTGTCAAACATCTGGGATCTCTCTGCGAGATTGCCGTCAATAATCGCCTTCCCGATCTCTTCAATTGCCTTCGCACGTTCTGTCTCACTGTCTGCGAATTCTCTATCCATCCGCAGAGTTGAACAGATCGTCATCGTATCCAGCATGGGAAGAGTCAGGGACTCGACTCCTCCCAGCTTACGGATCAGCCACTTCTTCAGCCTGTTCATGTTACCGCCTCCCGACCATGATTCTTCCGCAGTGTGGACAGTACGCGCTTGTCACAATATGTTTGTGATTATGTGCGAGGGATGCTGTTCCACCGCAGTTCTCGCAGAAGTACTCTTCAGTCTGGACATTCCGCCTCCAGACAGCAGTCTTCCGAGCTTCGTTTTTCCCGACTTCAATTCCCTGTCTGAATGCCTGTTCAACTTCATCATTTACCTCCATGTTATCACTTCCCTTCGATTTTATCAGCGAACTTCCTGAGATATTTCTTCATGACTTTCCTCAGCTTTCGAGCACGTTTGGGATTCATTATGATCTCCCTCGCTTCGTTCTGTCCGTCTTCATTCGTGAAAAGAAGACGGATGCTCACCATATCCCGCGGAGGATGAAGTGTGATAGTCGGTTCATTATCATAATAATACGTCTCCTCCGCTGGTATGCGTACCACTCCGAGACCGATTGTCGCATCACGCCCCAGCTCGAATCTCTCATATTTTCTCACAGTATCACTCCTTTTCGACAAATACTCTATATGTTTTACCGCCGAGCTTCTTCGTTTTGATCTCGACATTATACTTCTGTTTGATCTTCTTCGAGAATTCCACGTTTGACATCGCATTGAAACCGCCTTCAGCACAGAAGAGAGCGTATTTCGAGTACAGATCACGGCTGGATTTATTGATCACATCATCACGCTCGATCTCTTTGAAGAATAACAGTACTGGATTGTTATTCTCTTCGTACTCGATCAGAGCCTTCTCAACGCTCTCGGATTCCGTAAAACTATAATTTGCAAGCACTCTCTTCAATCCCTTGATCCCGAGCTGGATGAGATATTCCATCGCGCTTTCGGTTCTGAGCTTATACTTGATGTATGGATCATAATCGGGATCATCCTTCGTGAATCGAGCATTGAAGGGAATGATCACAAGTCTCGACAATACCGCGCCTGATTTATCCTTTATACGTGGAATGTTATTCGCAGAGAAGAGGAATTTCGCATAGTTACGCATATCGAAGGGAGCTTCACCCTTGCGCTCTACGTTGACAGGGTCTCCTGATACCACCTTCTTGAAGATGGCGGGATTCGCGATGAAATCATCTCCAATGTCATCTCCGATATTCGCCAGCTTACCAAACAGCTCCGCGGGCTTGAATCTCTGTCCCAGCTCTGCGAGATCCAGATTCGTGACATTGTTTTTTCCTAGCAGACTGTTGATTAATGCGAGATATGTCGATTTACCATTCTGCTTCTCTCCTGTGAGGATAAATGCTTTTCTCAGCTCATTTCTACGATAAAAACAGTAACCGATAGCCTCTTCGAGAAGCATCCTGATTTTATTATCACCACATGACAAACGATCGAGAGCGTGATCGACATCTGCATTATATGCTTCCTCATCGTAGTTCCAGTCTATTTTGTTGAGGATCACGAGATCACTGGAAAACGGAAGCTTCTCTCCTGTTGAGATATTATATATACAATTTCTGAATGCAATATAATCAGCATCAGCAACTTCGACATCGTGATCACAGAGAAGCATCAAATAAGAAATAACCTCGTTTCGTTTACTCTGATTCAGATTCGGGATGTGCTTTATCATTTTGGACTGGATCTCACTCTCTCCGCCCTGATAAATTCCGTCATTATAAGTATGGAGTTGTCCGTCTATACGAACTATGTTATATTCTGACTTCAGGAATCGAGCGAATTTATCAAAGAGGAATGTATTTCCCTTGAAGAATGTTTCCTTCTGAAAAGCCTCATCTCTGGAGAGTGTCTCCAGTTCCTTCTCGGAGAGTTTATCTGGGAGCACATATTCGTTAATCATCCGCAGACATTCTCTCGCGCTCTCTTTCGAGAATCCAGCTGTCTGAAGTGTCAAGATGTAATTGAAGAGTGATTGATTCCTTCCATCGCCTTCCTCCAGCTGTCTGAAATCAATTTTCGTGCTCACTGGGAGAAGCCAGTCTGGGATCTCTTCATATTCCTCATCTTCAAAGATGTCGTATATAATCTCTCTGACTTTGCCTTCCTTCTTCAACATAGCATAACTATTTGATTTACCGCACTTGATGTCTGCCACTATACCACACGCGAGATGTGCTTTTGTGGCACACTTTGCGACTCTTCCGCCCACGTTCTTGAAGAAAAAATGCTTACCTCTGGATGTCTCACGCACTTGACAGAGGATCTCTTTGTCTTCGATCATCTTCATCAGGATCTCGCTCTGCTCATAATCATCAACATCGATGAGAACTGAGTCCCTCGCTATGATTCCCGCATAACTATCTCGATCCTCAACTTCCTCCAGCGAGCGAAGATCCACATTTTTGAACTTCTCCAGCGACTTCTTACCATTCGTTATCACGTACCCTCTGAAAAAACTCATTCGATCACCCCCAGACCAACAGCGACAGCGAGAGCCTTGTCCACATGAGACATTATTTCAGGCGGAAGATGCTCTTTAGCTGTCCACGTCTCATCGACATCCACATACGAGATCTCCTCACACTGAACGACCGAAGGCTTGATCGATCCCCAGCAGATCAGACAGTGAGTTGGGAGAGCTTTTTTGATCCTCGATGTCAGAGGGACAACGATTGTCCTCGGAGAGAATGTGTTCCCGATATCGTTCTGAACTACCAGATAGGGTCTCCGCTTATGCCCCAGATCTGCGAAAAATATATCCCCGCGCTTTAATTTTCCCATTTATTTTTTCATCTCCCTCAGATCATGTCATCCACGATACTTCCGATCGCGCTCATCATCGCTTCGAGATCTTTTCGATACAGTTTACTCTTCACATCGAAGACCTTCGTTTTGTACTCATAAAGGATGTTCGCGATCTCTCGGAATCCCTCTGCATATTCTTCATTCTGAGCCTCGAAGTTCTCTGGATCATCTTGCTCCCACGGAGCGAGAGTGTTCTGAATATACCATCGAGAAAATTCTTCACCACAATAATTCTCGATCACCTTCAGAGCCTCTCGATCTAATTCCTCATAGTCCTGAGAAAATCCCAGTGTGATGACTTCTCCGTCTTTCATTGTAATATTTGTCGGCATTGTTTAACCTCCAGATCAAAATGTAATATATATATCTTCTTGTTGTGAAGTGTGTATCCGTCTCGGTGTGGAGCAAATCTTCATGGAAGACATTCCACGACTTCACGAAGAGAACTTCCGCATCCCATAACTCACAGACATCATGCCGAATGAGTTCATCGTGTTCATACAGATCGAGATCCACTCGACCTCCAGCAGATAGCACTTTGTAAAATTCCCCGACCGTCATCAAATCACCTCCACGCCATAATCGAGCAATCTCTTTTTCGCGAGATTAATATACCAGCTCTTGTCGATATCGAGCTTTGTGTCTTCTGTGATAGCATCATTGAAGATCAGGCAGTGATCGGGAGTGTTCGCGAACTTCTCAACATTCGCTCCAGCTTCCTTCTGTTTGCAGATGAATCCATCATTCAGATCATTAGAAGCGAATACTCTGAATGTCTTGTCATTGAGCCTCTTTCCGTTATGCCATCCACACATATATTTCGCGGAGACCTTGACAACTTTCTGAAATAATTTGAGATCGTCACATTCGTTGATAGTTTTTTCGATCGGGATCTTCTTGGTCATATAATCAACCATCGCTGTATTTACGATCGTGAGATCATTCTTCAGATCGCTGGACTCCTGAACATAAGATCCTTTTCTCTCGATCTTTCCATTCTCGAATGTGAATACATAGTTATTTACGTCCTTTTGATAGATCTCCGTTATGATATCAAATCCGAGTCCCATTCCTGTTCTCTGCTCCCATTCATAACAGATGTCATCGGTCATCGAGAAGGCTTCATCAGTATCGGGGATCTTGATGATGAGTCCGTCTGTGTTGCTCTGGATCAGCTCAAATCCTTCAATCTCTTCGAGCTTTTCTATCAGGTCAATGAGCATTAACTGACCATTTATACAGATATTGTTCGCCTGTCGGGGATCGTAGGCTGTCGATGTCGGGTCTTTTGATATTCCATAAGTACCATTGAGAACAATCTTGTACGGAGCTTGTTCCTTCTTTTTTCCCGCCTTCTTCAGTGCGACTCTTGTATCATAAATCTCTTTGAACTTCTGCGGAGACTTTGAGTTCCTTGTCAAAAAGTTATACTCGATCATCATACTGGGATAATAACTCGTGACATCTACGTGAAGGATCAATCCTTTAGCGTGATACTGAGTTCTCGCTCCATGTACTCCACCCCAGCCGAAAACATGAGGGACTCCAGCGATCTCGAATTCGAGTTTGTCATCCGTGTAATATCCTAGCTTCTTACTTTTCGAGAGCTGAAACTCGAACCACGTCTTCACATATCTGTATTTTGAGACTCTGAGCGTGGGAACAAACTGAACATCGAATTCATCATAATGCTTCTGCTTCTGACAATCGAGGATCATCGCTGAGAGCTGGACTTGTGTTTTTGATATACATCTGAGAGGGAGTCCGAATGTAGTGATCAGAGCCATGTGAGCATCAAAGTCAGACTTTCTTCTCATGAAGACTTCGATCGTCTGCTCAACATCGTGGATGCAGTATCGCTTTGTCTCTTCGATCTCAGCTTCGTTTAGAGGTCTGTCAATATCGAAGGGAACAGTTGTCTCTTTGATATCGTTTCCCATATACGCTTCGAGAGTCTTCAGTCCGCCGTCATTAAGTTTCGCCACATCGTAATTATTGATCTGGATCTTCGAGAACAAATCCGAGAACTGCCACGCTGGGAGCTTGTCAACAATGATCCAGTCGTTGATCTCTTTTGGATTCAGACCGAGCATTATTCCTTTGAATATGTACTGATCGTAATGTCTCGAATTGTATCCAACGAAAATTTCTTTGCGATGCTCCTCCCAGTATTTCACGAGAGCTTCTGGATCATTAACGATCACTTTGGTTTCGGCTCGATATGGATTGATAAACACGACCACCCAGTCATACATGAAGACCTCAAAGTCATAAAAGTTGATCATGAATCTTCACCAGCCTTCATCCACGTTTCGAGCTTGTCTGCACATTCCTTGCAGAGATCCTTCTTCCCTTTCATGATATCATACGCATTAAATCTCTTCTCCCAGTATTCGGAGAAGTTAAATGTCACCAATATTCTTCCCTCAAAATTATCATCTGTCGAACGATCGAAAAACTTTCCGCATCTGTCACATTTCTTCACGTCTGCCATTATAGCATCTTCCTTTCGTTATAAGTTCACTATGTAAGAGGCGCGATGAGTACGCGCCTCAATCGTCAGTCTATGATATCAATTATCTCAATGTCCTGATACTGAGGATTCTTCTTGTTATCCGTCAGCGAGAGAACATACATGAGATCGTCATCTGTGATCGCTGTGAGAATGTCTTCCACCATGTCCGAGAAGTCTTCCCAGCCCTCAAACTCAATGTCAATCCCTGAGTCGAGAGATTCAAGGAACTTTTTCGCCTGAAGCATCATGAAACCATCGTTCTTCGTGCCTGTGAGAATGCAGTTCTTGAAGATACACTGATTCGAGTGATCACCGCTCTTGATCCTGAACTGAGCCTTCAGCATCAAATTCCCCTTCTGACTCTCTCCGAGTTCCAGCTTCTCCAGCATACAAGTATACTCACCCTCGGGAGGCTTCTCGAAGTCTCCGCCGTTCTTTGCCGCTTCCTCCATGTCTTTTCTCATCTTGTCCATGGGGAATTCTGTGTTGAATTTCTTAAAATCGATAGCCATAATTAATTATCCTCCTTGATATCTATTCTGATTATGTTTTTGACTCTGTACACGGTTATTCCGTGATATGTGAGTTTATCCGCAAATCCACACTTGATCGTCTGGACTGCCTGTTCGATCCATTTCGCATCAGGTGTATTCATCTCGCTCTCCTCCTTCTGCGAGGCTCGTCCGTTGTCGCTGGAGCTTCCTCTGCGACCACATCAGGAGCACGTCTACGGCGCGTTCTCTCGCGTGGAGTACTTTCCTCAGAAACTTCCTTGGAAGCCTCTGAGGGCTTCTCCGCTTCGTCTGAGGGCATCTCATCGCGCTTCTTACGTGTGCGAGCTGGTTTTTCTTCTGTTCTGCTTCCGCGAGAGCGCCTCTCAGCCTTCGGAGCATCCGTGGAGACTCCGCCTGATTCCACTTTAGCATCATGTTCCGCCATTATCTGAGAACTTGACTCGAAGGGAATATCCAGCTCCCAGTATTTGCGGATCGTTTCATCGACCATCTTCAGATCATTGTCGATCTCGTATGTGCTGAACATTCCGAGAGGAGACTTCACAGTGTTGTGCCCATTATTCTGAGTCAAAAATGAATACACTCCATCCTTGACAGATGTCTGGAGAACAATACTTGTCATACCTTCGAGACAGATCTTCTCATCCAGCATCTTTCCGATTGTCTTTGCTTTCTCATTCCCGCGATCATCCTGATCAGTATGCATGAGGAAGTACACAATCACGTCAAACGGAAGATCCGCTGTGACACTGTTCACGAGAGTCCAGAAATTATAACCGATCTCTGTGAACTTATCGTATCCCTTCTCTGAAGATCTCCTCATGAATTCATTCGCCATGAGATACTGAGCATCATCAATCACAATCGATTTGCAGTTTGTTTTGTTGATCGCTTTCGCTATCTCCGAATAATTATCGCCGTTGTAAGTGTCTGCGAATCTGCCCTTGAAGGGGAGCGGCTTACTCATTACATTGATGTGAAGGATCTCACTGCTCTTGAAGTTCCTCAGACTTGTGCTCTTTCCCGTTCCACTCTGTCCGAGTACGAATACTGGAATACCCATATTTTTTCTACCTCCTATTTTCTCTAACTCTAATTGTCATTCCGTCAACTTCCGAGGATATATCGATCGAAATTTTATTCTCGGACATTGAATCGAGTGCTTTTTGAAGTTCCTTGACTTTTTCACGATATCTCTTGACTTCGTTGTCAAGGAATATCAGCAGATCGTGGTCAACAAAGAATGCACGATTATCACCAGTCATTTTACGATATCTCTGGACAATATCATCGACTCGTTTTTCTTTTGAGATCTCATCTTCTGATATTGGTTTTTTGATCTCATCCATTTGATCCCTCCTCATTAATAACAATATATTTAACCTCATAACCATAATAGGACAACTCTTCGAGAGGCATGTTCTGTTTAGCTCTCAGCCAAAACGGAGAGAAGTACGTCTCCAGATCTTTCAGATTCCTGAGAGTACCTATCATCGGAAGGATCTCACCATCGACATTAAACTTTCCATCCTTGATCTCGTAGATTCCACCCCTCTTGAACTTTTTCCCGCATCCGTCATCTGTGATAACTATTTTGCAGTTCAGAAGCTCTTTTGATTCCTTCTTTGCCTCCTCCAGTGTCTTCAGCTCAGTGAGGCATCTTGTCAGCGTCTTCAGCTCAGTGAGGCATCTTGTCAGCGTCAGAGCCGCTCCAAAATCATAATCAAACGTGTCCCTCTCATCACAGCTTGACTCTCCAGTGATCACAGTGCTTCCGCTGGTGTATGTCGCTTTTGTTACTTTTCCATCGGTTGTGATCACGATCCTTCTCGGGTCATCGAGCTTCTGAAGAGCGCGTTCATCAAATGCATATGGAGGAATGAAGCTATCACGAAATTTGAGCGTATACGCTTTTATCCTTTCTGTTACCGATATTATAGAAGATATTCTCGCGATCTGACCATTGTATTTCGCGATAGCACTTCCCCCGCAGATATAATCTGTAATATGAGGATCAAATTTGACTCTCACATTATCTCCGACTTTTAACAGTGTACCCATGTAAAATCCTCCTATCTTATACGCAGACTCTCTCCGACTTCCCCGAAGTGCGCCCACTCACATTCTCCGCCATGTTCTTCCATGTACTTCCTCAGCGCTTCCGTGTCAGGCTTCTCAGTGACGATGACATAATCATCAGGAAGATCCGCAGTCTCAACATCGACCACGATCGGGATCTTCCCGCCGTTCTTCTGAATGTTGAATGAGAACGAGTCTGTTTTGAACTTGGTTTTGTTTGCGAGCCTCATCATGTCTTCGAGCCTCTTCTTCAGAGAATCTCTCTTTGATTCGAGAGACTTCCTTCTCTTGGACATCCTCTGTTCCTGTGCCTTCATGCTGTCGATCGTGGTATTCATCTCACAGAGCACTCTCGCCACTCCATCAGCCTTCTCTTCAATCTCGCCATCCATCGCCTCCAGCGTGTCCGCGATCGCTTCGGGATCGACATCAGGATCATCAGCCATCAACAGCAGATTCCTGAAGGCTTCTGTTATTTCGTATATGGTCATTATGTAGTTACCTCCCTTTATTTCCATATTTCTGGAATACGATTCCGATCGAAGTAATCACGCTTCAGATCGATCGCAAACTTCTTGAATTCTTCAAATGCTGAAGGATAAAGCACAAATGCGAATCCGCCCGCCTTGTTGATCTCCGCCACGTTGTCAAGCTGGAGATCGCTCGGAGTGCCATTCTGAGCCTTGACTTCGATTCCTACAAAGTAACCGCCTATACACGCCAGTATATCAGGAATCCCGCTCGGAGTGAAGGCATTCGCGAAATATTTTACTTCCCAGCATCCTTCTTCTTTGAGGAAGTTTTTGATCTTGTTTTCAAAGTTCTTTTCAGCCGCCATCTTCTCACCTCCTCTCACAGCTCTCTTCCGCAGAAGGGACAGTATTTAATCGGAGTTGAATCACGCTCTCGAATTGTGCCGTCATCGTCTCTCATGAGTGCGATCCTCTTCTCTTTGAAATAAATCCCAGAGATAAACACAGCATTGTAATAAACGTAATAACCGAGACGATGAAAGTCTTCTCTTTCACAAGGGCATTTGTGCGATTCTTCACACTTCTCAGCATCCTCTCTCTTTGCATATACCTTGTGACACACATCGCATTCATACGCGGTTAAATTTAATGTATTCGGCATCTGATCACCTTCTTTTCAAAATTCTGTATCATCAAATGTTATTTGATCGTTTAACACATGACTGCACACATATATACTCTGAAAGTTAGGGTTATTTAATAGACCTTTATCTTTATGAATAAACTTCATTCGTCCGCGAGGAATCAACATCTCGACCGTATGATCACGAAATCTATTCACTCGTTTTTTACTATCAAATAATCCATTAAAATTCATAATCAATGCAAATGGGATATCCCATTCATATAATTTTTCAAATATTTTGTCTCTTTTGGAAAACGGAGGATTTGAGACGATTATATCTCCGAGAGGCTCATCATAATCGAAGAAGTTTTCGCCAGTATCTATATGACTATGAATCACATCCCATCCCTCTTCCCTGAGTATCTTCACGAAGTTACTCTCAGCGGTATCGAAGGGGCACCAGACTTTTTTTCCTCGAAACTTCTCAATATACGGAAGGATCATTCTCACTGATTTTTCCAGAGTATAATATTCGTCACCATTTATCACGTTCTTCACTTGTTGAGAAAATTTTTCATCCATTGTTTTTACCTCTTTCTCATTACTTCTTCAACGGCTCTCTTGTGTCGCTCCACGTTTTTGTCAATGCGCTTCTGCTTCTGTTCTGCCTTGTAGTCATCAGACAGCTTTATCACCAGCAATATGACAGAAGCGATCGCGATCGTGAGACCAACAGCGAGATTCTTCTCACCCGCGATGATTATTCCCGCTGAGAATGTTATGAACCACGCCAGAAGGATCGGGATCGCCTGATCGACATTCTTATCCTTCATCCTCATCACCTCCGAAAAAAGTGTCGCACACTTCATATGCAGTGAGATCCCATCGTTTGATCAGCGTTCTGATCTCGGATGTCTTGAATTCAGATACTCCGTTGATCTTATCGGACATCGTCTGTTCAGATATTCCAATTGCTTCAGCAGTTGTTCGCTGAGTGTCTCCATGCAGTGACATGATTGATTTGAATTTGTTCTTGTTCAAATATTTCCCTCCTCTTCGTGTTTTCCGTAGTCTTTTGTGTTTTTCCGTAGATTATTATAATTTATCTTAATGAACTTGTCATTAATATTAATTCTGTATTTTGTAAACTTTCGCGAGAGGTTCAAGGTGGTTCAAGATGAATTTTTTATCTTGAACCTCAAAAAAGTCCTATTTTACGCGGTTTAAAGTGTATAGGTTTAAGGTTCAAGATGATTCTTATACTCGGAACTTTTTCTTTTAGTATGTTTTTCATTTTTTTTCTCATAAGAGCTAACTAATATAATAAATAATATACCAAAGTATCTTGAACCTTGAACCTTTGTGATTTTGACGAATCAATTTTGTCCTATAATACGTCATTTCAGAATTTTGACAGAGGTTCAAGATTCGGGTTCAACTTGAACCTTCGTCAAAATAACTAATAAAATCACGATAAACGCTGGTATCCGATGCGATCGGCTTTGAGTGTATCCCAGAGAACTTCAATGACTCTTCCGCCTCTGATCAGTATTGGAAGATATGTATTCTCTGCTCTGAGATTCTGTTCTCTTACTCGATCTTTGATCTGCCTGATCGCGTGATCTTCATTCAGTGCCTTGACTTCCCATCTTACCAGTCCAGTTTGTTCGATGACATCTATTGTATACCATGTGTAATGAGCTTTATTCATATTATCCCTCCCAGACATTCAGAGAGGCTCTGTATGACGTTTCGAGGGCGAGTATAGTATAATTACCCTCTGCGATGCAGAGCGCCTCTGTGAGCCTCTCCGTGTGTCATATGTTCATGAATCTTTTCTGAGTTTCAATCTCGCTTTGAATGCTTTTGATATTTTCCTGAAGCTTCTCGATCTGACTCTGAAGCTCTTCGATCTTGGCTTCAGCTGAGTCTCTGCATCTGATCTGTTCATTACGTGCGATAATGATCTCATGAAGGCGATCTCGCTCGATCGGTATCGCGTGAAGAGCTTCTCCGATGAATGCATCAGTCTTCATCGTTGAACAATCGTGGGCGATGCATCCTTCGACTCCGTACTCATGCCGCCCGCAGATACCCAGATCGAGGATCTCATGTTCAGCCGCGCCCAGCGATCCTTCCGCTTCTCCGTTTGTCATGTAAGTTTTTCCAGCGACTTTCACAAACAGTATAACTCTCATTGTTCTTCCTCCCTCACTTTGCCAGATGCTTTCCGTTTATGTAAATGTGTCCGTACTTGTACTCTGCGACTCCCTTCGAGACCAACAGTTCAGCATATTCATTGAGCTGGTCTTCGTTCAGTCCCTTGCTTACATCATAGAGAGCTTTTGTGATCGGTTTAAGATCGCAAGCTGGGCGATTGTTGACGTTTGTCATCAGTGCTCCGAATAGATCTTTGTTCATGTGAATTCCTCCTTTATATTGTGGGAGAGGGAAGCCCCTCTCCCTTCGTTGAAATTAAAAGTTATAATCGTAAAACTCATGCCTTCCTCGTGTGATTCTGCATGAATACCACTTGTAACAGCCTTCCTTCTCGCTCCAGTATGCTTTGTACTGAGTACCTTCAGGATCTCTCTCGTATGTGTATGTCTGATCTCCGTTATTGGTACAGTGAGCCGCGAATCCTCCGACATCCATCTGCGGAGTGAAGTTGGGATCGAGTGTCGCTTTATCTCTCTGGATCACGATCATTCTCTTGGTCTTCCTGATCACTGTTCCCGCGTGAGCATCTGAGTAAAATCTGATTGTCACGCCGTCTCCGACTTCGATCTCCCTGTTCTGCTCGACTCTGATCTGATCTCTCAGCTGATTGATCTCTCTCCAGAGCTTCTTCACTTCAGCTTCGTTCTCTTTTTTTCCTCGTTTTCGACTTCTCTTTCGTTGATTCTCAGTTCATTTCCAACAGTTTCGGCTCTTATGAATTCCTGTCTCAGATTCAGGGGAGCAAACTGTGCTTTTCCTAAGTATTCTATATTGTTATTCTTGTCGTATACTGTGACGATCTGATTTTCATCAATGGTCTCATTTTCGATTGCTTCAATTATCCAGTTTATCACGTTCATTTGTATTTACCTCCGTTTTTTATGTCCGTACCTCCTCGGTACATATATAAGTATACTCATATATTATGAATAAACCTGGTTATAATTTATGAATAGTTTATAAAGAATAAAAACAGACCGAGATTGCTCTCGATCTGTTTTCGGAGGTATTAAACCGCGCAAAATACGCGGAGAACATGGTTTGTTAATTGGTCATGCTCCAGCGTGACAATGTCGGATGAATTGAATATCCAGTGTCATCTTCGACCTCAGTAATTTCCGTCACATATGCTGATCCAGTGATTCCGTATCCGTTAGCGATCTGCACTTTGTCTCCGAGATAATAATCACGCCCATATTTGAACTGTGTATTATAGATCACCTCGCCTGAGAAGTTGACATTTTCGCGGAGCTGGGAAAGCGAGTTGTTTCCTGTCGTTCTCAATGCAGATTCATACTGAGCATCCGTCAAAGATCCTTTCTGAGTTTTATCTCCCGCCTCGATCCACTCTTCACGTCTTGCGATTCCTGTCGGGATGCTGGATGTCGGAGTCGAGACAATCGTTTGAATTCCGTTGATCTTTTCTCCCGCCACATATGCGACATTCTTCGTATTCGTTTTATCGTTATCGTATTCAGAAGAAGCGAGATTGTTGTATTCGGGAGAAAATATTACAGCTCTGACAGTATTTTGATCGAAGGTTCTGTCTGTTCCCTGATAGACTCTAAATATCATATTCGAGTCCGTATTATTGTACTGCATTCTGAATCCGAAGTTATACGTTTTCGCGAGAGATGAAATCACATCGAGGATATTATCTCCGAGGAGCTGAATCTGACCGATCGTATTCGTTAAACCGAATGACGATCCCAGAGCCACGATCGGCATCAGTCTCTCACTTCCGCTCTGATCCCCGATCGTTGAGCGGATCAAACTTCTGACAAGTAATTCAACATTAATATCTGAATAATTGTACAGTCTGTTTGCCACTCTGCGAGCGAGAAGTGCTTCCGCGCTTCTTCCCGAAACTGTGATGAAATTTCCGTTCTCTCTATCCGTAGTCATGAGCACTCTCTCTGTGATCATAATACTCGAACTGTCTTCTCGAATAATGTATCGCTCAGTGCTGAAGAGCTGGAGCATCTCTGGAGTCGCTTTCAGATACAGCTCAAACTCACCAGCCCCATTATATCTCTGTATCCAGATCACTGAGATCGCGTTATCGATAATCTTCACAGCTTCGAGAGCATCATAATTGAGTCGGCACACTATCAAATTCATATTCACACCCCCGCGTACTGATCGACATGAGATATCTGCATTGATACATACTGATCAGTGTTGTTTGATGTTGAGAATGTGAATCGATTCGCTTCAAATGCCAATTTAAACCACGAAGAGCCGCTCGTCATATATCCCACCATATTGATTATATATGACAGACTCGCTCTGCGGAGTTCAGCTTTTAGCTCACCCGCGATCGTAGATATCACAATCACATCATCGTGAATGAGTCCCGAGTTAAATCCCATGTATTCTCCAGTGTAGGTGTTTGTGATCGTAAGACCTCGAACAGCTTCTCCGCTGAGATTCTCTGATATTTGAATTCTCATCGTTACGCCGTTTTTGATATCACCTTGATTCGGGAGCATAGCCGCGTCAGGATGAGGAGCTGGGAGCGTGATTGTGTTGATATCGTGTGAGTCGAAGTATGGGCGAGGGCATAAGATCGAGATCGTGAATGTCTGAGGGAAGTCACAGAGACTTCCTTCAAACGATTCGACATATCCAGTGATCACCACATCTCGACTCGCATTTTTGAATCTAAGTCGCACTTCTTGATTGACAGGGAATAGGCGATATAAACTCAGTCTCGCTCCCTCGATATTCCCACGAGGAAGAACAGTGATCACAATGTTACGCTGATCGAGCCTCGCAGAATTAAAGAAGCTTCCGTCAATAGTTCCGCACGTTGAAGTGTTGATTGTCGCAGAAGGCGGATTGAGTCCATCTACACGAAGTACTCTGAAATCAGCATCATTCGCTGTCAGATCATTCCATGTGAGAAGTCGCTCATTATAGATATACATTTTGTAAGCATACATATCATATCACACCTTTCGCCGCAGAGATTAGATTCTTAGTTTGACGATATATCTCATATCGACTCAGAGCCTTCGGAGACGTGTTATTCTGAGTAAAGTTGTACACAGTATCACCAGCCTTCGCCGCGCCAGAGAAGCCGCCTCCGTGCATCTCCTGAGCCAATAGAGCCGCGATCTGTTTGAGTCCGCCTTTGTTCTTTTCCAGGGGGATGACAGCTTCTTTTCCGTCTTCACCAATGTTTGCGATCGTAGATTTATCAACAATGCCGCCCTTTGCGAGTCGAGGGAGACTGATATATCCCAGATGATCTATGTCAACAGCTGGGATCTTGTTCAGGATGTCGATCGCGCCGTTAATGGCATCGGGGACAGCGTTGATCGTATCTTCAACCGTCTGAAGTACGCTGTTGATCGCATCTTTAAACGCTCCTCCGATCGCTTCACCGACTTTCGTTCCGATCGTTGAGAATTGACTTTTGATTGTGTTCCATATTCCAGAGAAAAACTCTCCCACGCTGGAGAATGCATTCTTGACATTTGTCCACGCGCCTTCAAACGTGGTTTTGAACCACGTACCGACAGTAGAAAATGCGCTCTTGATATTTCCCCAGATCTTTGAGAATGTGCTTTTCGCCGTTGAGAATGCGTTCTTTGCGGAGTTGAATCCAGCAGTGAACACGGAGGAGAAGAAGCTTCCCACGCCTGAGAATACATCTTTGATACCTTGCCAGAGTCCCGCGAATACATCTTTGATACCTTCCCAGATAGCAATAACAGATTCGAGAGCGGTCTGAGCACCTGAGACAATAGCATCCCAGCCGATCTTCCACGCCTCACTAATATCTGCAAATCCAGTTGTCCAGAGTTCCTTAAACGGAGTCCAGAGGCGATCTGTGAATTCTGAAATTAGATTGAAGACAGTTTCACCGATCGCATAAAATATCGCTGGTAGAGCATCGATCACGCCATTGAACAGCTTGACCACGCCAGCCACGAGCGTGGGAGCGCTCTTGATCAGTGCTTCAACGATAGCTATCACGATATAGGGGACTTGTGGGAGAAGTGCATCGATGATCACTGGTATCGCATCGACAATCGCCATCAGCAGATCAACAGCGCCCTTCACGATGATCGGAATGTTGCTTGTGATAGCTTTCACGATGATGTCAATATTCTTCTTGTTGGACACCAGCTTCGAGATCTGCTTCACGATATTCGGAAGTTGTTTGGTATATGATTTGATCAGCGATGACAGGATCTTCGAGCCAGATTCCAGAAGATCAGGAATGAGATCGATGAGTGTCTCTGAGATCGCTTCTCCGACAGGGAGAATCGCATCCACGATCGTGGAGATCGCATCTGTGATATACTTCAGGACTTTCGAGATCAGCTTTCCAACAGCTTCTCCGAGCTTCTGAGCACCACCATCCTCGCCGCTCACAATAGCTTCGAGAGCGGGCATGATATCGCTTGTCACGCCGCCCACGAGATCTCTCAGAGGCGATGAAACGTTCTTGTAAAGTGACATCTGGAATCCCTCAAATGCAGAGGCAAGAAGTGTCATGTCTCCGCCCAGATTGTCAAGCATGGTCTCAGACATCGCCTCAGCCGCGCCGCTCGAATTGTTGATCGCATTTGTCAGCTTCTCGAAGTCGCTGTCTGAAGCGTTGACAATTGCCAGCAGTCCAGATAAACTATTCTTACCAGCTAACTGAGCCGCATACTGAGCCTTCAATGCACCTTCCGCGCCATACGCTCTCTCCATCAGCTCTTCTTCACGAGCGTTGATATCCTTCATGTGGCGATCATACTGCTTCTGAGTGATCTCTCCAGCCGCTAACTGTTCATCAAAAGAAGCCTGTTGAGATTCAAGTTCAGCGAGTCCCGCTGTGAGTTCCTCAGCTGGGATCTTTGTATTTCCGAATGCATCTCTGAGATCTCCCATGACTTCAGCGAGACTTTTTGTGACCTCTTGACCATCCTCGCCTGTCTTGGTGATCGAGATCCCGAGTTCTCCCATCGCGATTGCACTTTCTTTCGTAGGAGATGCCATTCTCGTGATGATCGATCTCAGCGATGTTCCCGCCTGAGTTCCTTTGATACCAGCGTTCGCCATCAGTCCGATCGCGACAGCTGTATCTTCCATCGAATATCCCATTGAACCAGCGAGAGGCGCGACATATTTGAAGGTCTCACCCATCAGCTCAACATTCGTATTCGCGTTAGAACTTGCAGAAGCCATTATATCCGCGAGTCTTCCCGCCTGATCAGCTTCTTCTCCGAATGCTGTGAGGGCATCTGTCACGATGTCGGATGCAGTTCCGAGATCCGTCTGAGCCGCCTCGGACAGTCTAACCACGCCGTTGATACCATTGAGCATATCTTCGGTCTTCCATCCAGCCATAGCCATATAGCCGAAACCGTCTGCTACATCCTGAGCGCTCTTGCTCGTGTTCTTTCCGAGTTCAGCCGCCTTCTCGCTGAGAAGATCAACTTCCTCTCCTGTCGCACCTGAGATCGCCTTCACATTCGACATGGAAGAATCAAAATTCTTCCCGACTTCGATCGTGGATGTGATCAATTCCTTCATACTTTCGAGAACTTTTGCGATCACATTCGCCGCTAAATTACCGAGTGCGACAGAGAAGGCATTCAGCCCGCCTTTTGTTGTCTTGTCTGACTCTTTGTCAACATCCTTCAGCTCATCGGAGGTCTCATCGAGAGAGTCATTCACGCCATCAGCCGCATTCTCAGCCTGAGCCATCTCAGCTTCGAGGGAGTTGAGAGCGTTCTGGAATCTTCCGACTTGTGCCTCAGCGTTACGAACAGACGTATCCTGATTAATGATTTGAGTATTAAGATTCTGAGCCGCGATCCTGTTCCTCTCTTGTGCCTGTGTAGCCGCTGAGAGTTGAGCCGCGTATCTTTTCGCCTCATCAGAGGTCTCTCCGTAGGCTTCCGCCGCTTCGCGCTGTTTACGAGTCAAATCAGCGATAACGCGATCGCCGTCTTCGACTTTCGCGTTATATCTTGACAGCTCTTCTTTGAGTGCCGCTAGTTTTGACTTTTCCTGTTCAACGATTTTTTGCTGGGCTTCGATCTTTTTCGTGAGAGAATCGACAGACTCTTCACCCTTCTCCATACCCGCATTTGCATTCTTCATCTGAGCGGTTAGGCTCTTGATCTGCCTGTTGGCATCTGCGATCCCTTTTTTCAAGTCGGATATATCAACTCGAAATTTCGTTGTAACATTCTCTTCAGCCAACTTCTCCACCTCGCTTCAATTAATACCAGTCATCGTTCATCGCTGGTCTTCTGATAACGTTTCCCTGTCTCGTAGTCTTGGTTTTTTTCTGTCTCGCGCCCTGATCTCTCATCCTGATTGTGAGGAGAAGAACATCGTGAAAACGTTGATCTCTGACACGAAAAGGATCGAGAGAAGGGAAGCGATCACAGAGACTCGTGTTAATGTCAAAAAGTATTTGATATATGCTCTCGGGAGTCTCAGCTCCCGAAGTTAGTTTTTTGATTTATCAGCCGCCATCCAAAGTTCATTTGTAGCATATCTGTACAGATTTTTGAACAGCTCGATCAGATCATCAATATGAGTATTTCTCACCTCATCAGCGGTCAGACCATCAAAGAGATCCATGAGGAAGGGTCTGAGCTGTTTTGAACACTTGATCACCATTACAGCGAGTTCACTGTTCGAGCCTGTCTTCAGTTCTCCCAGATTGAGAGCATCGAGAATGTCTTCGATGACACCCCACGACAGATTCAGAGTCTCGGTCTTGTATACCTTCTCGATCTCTTTTGAATTTTTCTTGTAAATATTAAGTGTCAGTTCCATGTTTTCAATACCTCCATATTTTATGTAATAGGGCGATCACTCGCCCCATTTATCACATCGTTTACGTGCCCGCGGTTACTGTAACAATACAGCCGCTCGCGTAGTTTCCGACCTCAGCCGTGATGACCGCAGTACCCACGCCGACAGCTGTCACCAGTCCATTAGATCCGACAGTCGCGACAGCTGGATTTGTGGTCTCCCATCTGATAGAGCCAGTATATGCCGCGTGTCCTGTCTGTACTGCGACAGTACAAGTCAGACCACGAGTTGCACCGACCTGAACAGATGCAGTCGCGGGAGATACACTCACGCCTGTGACAAACGATGTGTCCATCGCATTCAGAGAGTCAGGCGTTACGACATCATTGAACCAGTCTGTCACATCGCAGAGACCGTCTCTCTCGTCAACCACAACGCCTTTCGCTCTGCCGCCGTTGGTGAATTCATAGATAGTCTTCACGCCAGTAAATACGAGAGACTGATTATTGGTATCTGTACCGTCATTCTCAGTCGCACTCGTAGAATCGGGAAGGTTGAACGATCCCTTCAGTCTCCAGACATATCTGTATGTGGAGTCAGTCAGGCGGAGACGATAACCGATCGCGAAATATCTCTCCTCGGATTCACCGTCAATGAATGCTCCTGTTGCCGCATCGTGTCCCTTGCCTGTGATCAGTGCGAGAATGTCCAGAGGAAGGACAGGGACAGTCAGTGTAATTTCATCCGATCCCTCGGATCTGATTATGATCTGACCGACATTGTCATAATAATGGGTCTCAGAGCTGTTCTCAACAGTCTTGGAGATCTCTGCGACAGGGGCGAGAGACCTAACTGAGCCGAATGTGATTCCGTCTTTGTCATCAGTGAGAACCTGAGCCATTACAAGCGAATCACAGCCGCGAAATTCAACAGTTTTCATGATTTATACCTCACTTTCGTAATTTTCAATATTGTAAACGCTGAAAACAGCGCCAGTATGCGAGATCGCATCCGTAGGAGCATCCGTGGGCTTTCCTTGTGGAATCCAGCCGCTCTCCTTCAGGAGCTTTTTTGCCGCGAGTGACTTCTGTTCAACCAGAAGCGGATCGACAGAGTAAAAATATACCCAGAATCCCCAGACACAGCGATTTGCATCGTTATCATAAAACGAAGACTCTGGAGCATCGAAGCACCAGTATGTGAAGAAGCTTTCAGGATAGTCTTCAACTCCATTCAAGCTCCCTTGCTGAAATACTGGATATCCCAGAGACTCCAGCAGATTCACCAGACTTTCTCTCATCTCATCGCCTCCCGAATAACCGTCTCAAACGCTTCAGATTGAGCTTGCATCGCTTCACGTTTAACAGCTCTTCCGTATACCGCATTGTACAGCTTTCGATCAGGTTCAATGTGTGGCTGACCAAATACCTCAGTACCACGCATGAGGAAGATCGAGACAGGGCTTCCGCCGTTCTTCAGTGATATTCTGAATCCGACATCAATCTCCGCCTGAGAGCCGCTCCAGCGTACTTTTCCATCACGAACAATCGTGTCTGAAGTTTTGACTTTACCGACATGACTCACATCTCTGTTATGTGGGATCATAGCTTCCTCACATTTATCCGCGATGATCGTCTGCGATTCCTTCAGAGCGTTCTCGATCGCTCTCTTCGTGTAATTTCCATCGATTGAGTCAAGCTTCTTTCGCCAGACATCCAGTTCGGGGAAGTCGAGTTTCAGTGTGACTTTGTTTGACATCGTCAAGCACCACCCTTCACGCGCTGGACTTTGAATCTCAGATATCTATGAGCGAGATCCACGTCTTCAGGTTCAGACATAATCTCGTATATCGCGCCATCCTCCCGCAGTATGCGACAGTTAGCAGCGATGTCAGGTCTGAACCACGTTGTCACAACGGCAGTATCTAAAATACTGTAAACGCCGTTTATCGTGGTTTCAGTTCCTCCATACGACTTCCAGTTCACGAAGATCACATCGCCATCGCTGGGATATGTCTGTCGAGTTACGCCATTATATCTCGATGATCCGCTGGGAATCAGAAGCTTCACTGGAGTTCTCAGCTCTTGGATCTCTTGTGGTCTGTATGTTCTCTGATAGCTGTTCACATCAGATCACCTCACTTCGATCTATACGCCAGCTGAGTGACACGATCGTAAAAATAGGGCGATAATTTACCATTACCAGCGCCATTATTCCAGAGATCGTTCACGCCTCTCGCGACAACTCCGACAGATGTCGCGATCTTGGCAGTACTTACGCCCGCGCCGATCATATAATCGATCACCTCATCAATCCATAGTGAAACGGTCACATCCATGTATGATCCTGTTATACCGATCGCCGCTTTGACGTTTTCAAGAATCGTGACATCTGCCATCTGTTATCACCTCGCTTCTTTAGAATCCAGCCTTTGTATATGTCACAGTACCGCTCGCCAGCGTACCCACATACAGAGTCGCGCCATCCTTCTCAACAGTACCGCTCTCAGTGATTGTCGCGCCAGTCTTGGAGAATCCCTTGAAGTCATACGCGGGAACAAAGTACACTGTCGCGGAAGTCACACTCGCTCCGAATGTCAGAGATCTGACAGGCTCGGAACAGATTGTAGTCGCATTACTGGACTGAACAAAATCACCCTTTGCATTGGAAGCATTCAGAGCATTTACAGAAGTACCACGCGCCTTGATGATCAGACCATACATGGAGATCAGATCGCACTTTGTAATAGGGACAATTCTATCCTGATTAATCATATCATTTTACCTCACTTTCATCATTCGCCAGTGTACGAGCCAGCTACACCGAGGATCGTAACACCAGATTTAATATTTGCCGCAGTGATATTCGCATCAATTGCCGCAGTGACCGCGGACACAGTCACAGTACCGAGACCATCATACCCCTCTCCAGCAGTGATTGTCTGAGAAGAAGTCGAGGGATTGACTGTTTTATCTTCGAGTGTGGGAGTCACGATCGACCCAGCCACACTCGCGATATTTGCGATCGCTTCAGCGTTCATCTGTGCGTTATCTTCGCCATCGAACAGATCAGCGATTGCATTCAGTACTTCGACAATTGTCTTCGCATCTGCGACAGCGCTAGACTCTCCACCGAGTCCAGTATACAGCAGTTTCAGAGCTTCGACATTGGTCATGATAGCACCTCCAGATTATGCCTTCTTCTTAATGAGCCAGATACCCTTCGGATTCAGCACCTTACCGTCAACGATCGTGAGCATCTTGTTCACGAATTCATTTCTCTCCTCATCGAAGTATCTTCTCATACCGAATGCACCGTTTGTATTGATGGCGTATTCGTAAGGTTGCCAGAAGATACCAACAACATCACCGTCACTTGCGGAGTCAAAGTCGGAGATAACATCAGGTTCAACGAGAGAGATATTTCTGCCGAAGAATCTTCCGTTAGGATTTGCGACATCCCCATCATTTACCTCCAGACCGCTCGCCTGTTTGAAGATAGGATTGTTGTTATTGTCTGCCATTGTCTCCAGATAAGTGTCAACAGTGCTCAGAGGGAAGATGAATTCGCCGTCACGATAACCGAGAGGGAGCTTTGCGAAAAATCTCTTTCTCCACTCTGTCCAGTTGCTGAACTGAGCCGCGGTCATTTCAACGACATTTCCTGTCGCTATTACGCGAGGATCGTTGATGATACCGAGCATCTGTCCGTTACCAGTGCCCTTCACGATACCGACATCCATCGCCTGAAGGTATGCGATCACCATAACATTAACGACCTCTCTCTCAAAGATATCGAGTGTTACGATAGAGCTGAGGAGTGTCTGAGATACTCTGATCTCTGCCATGTTGTAGGAGAATTCAACATAATCGTTAATTGTTCCCGCATCCTGTCGGGGAGATACTGTGTTCTCATTGATCCACTTGAAGGATGCCTGAAGCTTTGCGATCGGGATCTTTACAGCGCCAGCAACATTCATCTTTCTGACCTTAGAATACAGATTACCGTATCTAAGCTTTACTTCGTTGATAAACTCATTCAGAACAGTTGTGGGGATAGTCGCACCGAGGGAGTCAGTATTCGCGGGAATACCATCTCTCTTCGCCAGTGAATCAGGAATCTTCTCACCAGTCTGAGCGTACTTCATAAACGCCTGTCTGTACTCCAGCGAGCCGAAGGGATCAGCATCTCTCTTCTCAGTTGTGATCTGAGTGCTGGATCTCAGCTGTCCTTCCGCGTTGATGTCGTTCACTCTTGTGGCATTTGTGGGAGGAGCGGATCTCTCTTCCTCCTCTTCCTTTGCGACATCAATCTCATCCTGAAGATCCTCGATGTCGGAATTCAGCTCTTCGAGCTGTTCATTAATGGAGCGTACCTCAACAGCATCAGTGCTCTCCATAGCTCTCTTCATAAGCTTGGACTGCTTTTCCTTCAGTCTGTTCATGCGCTTAGTCAGAATTTCACTTCTCTTCATAATCTCTTACCTCCCAAAATAATGGTTTTAGTTTTTTCTTTCAACAGATTTATTTCGTCCGTATCCACGGACAGATCTTTCGCTCTCTGCTCTCGTGCTCTGTCCAGAACCGATTGAGCACTCTCCAGTGCTTCCGCGCTTCGAGCGTTAATCTCAGTACTTTCGTATGCTGGGAATGTCACGGCTGACACTTCCACGATATTTGAGATCGACAGAATGTGTCTTGTCGGATGATCAGAATCCAGATCGTCCCATCTGTCTTCATCCGCCCAGAACATGAACGACATTCCGCTGATATCGCCGCGCTGAACCGCGCTATATAATGCCCTCGCCTCGGTATTGTTTTCAGTATCCAGAAGGACTCTAATCGCCATACCCGCTTCATCGACCATTAACTGCATTGTACTGTTGCCATTGTTACGCCTCGATCTTGCGAGAGGGATTCTGGATGTATCATGATTCACAAGGAATCTCACGTCTGTGAGATCTGTGTTATTCAACGCCCCGCGCTCGATGATCTCATCGAATCCACCGATATCCGTTTTCGAGTCGTAGACAATTGGTCTTCCTGTGATGATCTTCCCGCTCTCATTCTCTTCAGCCCTCACCTCGAATGTGAAGGATCGCTTCTCTGGTTTCATGCTCCAGCACCTACCTTCGCCCATGTCTCACCATCAAAATAATATGTGTCTCCAGTGTCAAACTCCTCAAACTGAGTATTCACTGGAACATTTTCGGGCTTGTCATCAGTGCTGAGTCCCTGATAAATAGCATTCGCGCCCTTCAGAGTAACCGCCATCAGATCTCCTCCTTTTCTTCATCAACTACATCGACATTTACATCATTCTCTCCGATCTGATACTGAGCCGCTTTGTCTGCATCAATCCAGTTGAGTGACATATATCGTTTATCTTTGAGCTGGGGAAGAGGTTTCAGCCCCAGAGCCACTCTCTTTTCGTTCTCGAAGAGACATCCTGTCGGAGACAGCATCTCGATCATTTTCAATGTCTGATCAACAGACATGAAGATCAGTTCTTTAGGATATAACTCGATCCTGTTCCCGAATGCCTTCTCACGCTTCGTGAAGACCTTCTTCGTGAATGCCTGAGACATCGCTTTGATGATCGGTTCAAGTGTACGCTGATAAAAACTTTCATAAATTTCCTTCGATGCCGTACCTTCCAGAATTTCCAGAGGGATTCCCCAGTTACGGAGAATTTTTTCATCTATAAATTTTAGCGTGTCTGCATCCACGAGCTGAGTTTTACGCTCCAGCGGAATGAATTCGGACTTCAGATCGAGCGGAAGGAAGCCGCTCTCACTGTTCTGAAGCTTTCTTTCGAGTTCCTTCAGCGCCTTCTCTGTCTCGCCATCGTCAAGAATCGTATTGATCTTGACCACGCCGTTGACAGAATATGAAGCGTTCATCGCTTTTGCTACACCTTGAAGAAGACTGTGATTCAGCTTCAGAGTCTCCATGAGCGGAGCATGATCGGGCTGTCCAGCCTCATTTCCTCCCATGTACTGATTAACCGAGTAATTGTATCTGATATGAATTACATCATCATATGGAATTGTCGTGGTCTCGCCATTCCAGAACCAGAACTTCACAAACAATCTTCCAGATGAATCCTCGATGAAGTCAACCTGAGTCGGCTTGATCGGATAGAGCGCCTCGAAGTATCTTCTCTCTGCTCCTGTCACATCATCGATCCATGTCAAATAAGTTGGAATGATGAAAACATTATAATTCATCAATAGCAGATATGTGATCTTCTCCAAAAATTCAGAAGTTGTCATGAGCGGATTCGGATCATCGAGCACATCTTGAATGCTCGACTTGACAGGAATCGGATCATTGTCTCGGTATCGAACATGAGTCGGATTCAGCTTTTTGATCTCATTTGCTATACACTGGAGCGCCTGTTGTACCACGTCTGAAGCATAAATGCTCGTCCCGAATTGAGTATATATCGGACTCCAGCCGTCTGTCGAAGGCGCGAGCCTCGCCGTTTTCGGCTGTCTTCTGAACAATCTATCAAACCATTCCAACAAATCACCCCCTATTCAGAATCTTTACGAAATCGCTTCGATATCGTCTCAGTATCTCATAAACTATGATCAGAGTCACAGCGCCATCGATTCTCTTCGATGCTTGCATCTTTACCGCCTGAACATTACCGCGATTATCCATCTCCATCGCGGCATTACCAAAACACCAGATATCTACATCATTACAATTGTAATTGATTAACTGCTTTTTGAAATCGGCTTCACACAGTTTCATCGCATTCGAGAGAACTTCTTTGCTCTGGACTACGATCTCACATTCAAAACCGTATTCATCCATAGCTTTTAGAAATTCCTTCGAGAACTTGACGTCATAACCGCACTTGTAAAGCCTCAGACCATATTCACGATATAGATCATAATACCACTTTGCCACGAGAGTGAGATCCACATCATTTCCCTCACAGATAGTCAGGAGACCCGCTCTCGCCCATTCACGATATTGAGCACCCGCCGCGATATCGTCTGAGTCTTCGAGCTTGCCTTCAGGTATCCAGTAGTGAGAGTGAATGAACTTCACTTTACTATCAGGAAGCATCATGAGGATCTTTGCTGATACCATATCGGTGGTCTCTGCCAGATCGACAGCACCGAGACAGATCGCTTTCCTGAATGTCTCCAGCTCATAGCTCGCCGCATACCTGAAATCACTGGTATTGAGCCATGACTGGACTGCATTCTGTTTGAAGTTGAAATCCTTCGAGAGACAGAATATGCGATCACTTTTGGATGTCCTCGCCTCATCGACTCGATCTCGGAGATATGACCATTTCTTCACAGCTCCGATTGACGGATTTGACTTCTCCCAGTTCTTATTAATTCCGCGATCATCCGTCTCCCAGACTTCACGCTCAGAGTCCTGAGTGTATAACCATGGAAGCTTTCTTTTCGCGGACTCGCTCTCATCCTCACCATTTATGATCTTAGTGTATTCAGCTCTCTTTTTGTCGAGGAATCCGTCTTGAACAAATCCTTCAGAGCCAAAAATGAAGATCTTGTATGACTCTTTGACCGAGGTTGATTGCTGAATTGACTTGTATATATCACCATCCGCGGGAAGTGACCAGCATTCATCCAGTCCCGCGATGTCGATATTTCTTCCCTCTCGTTGACGTGTACTTGCGGACAGCTTGTATATGTGATTATTGTTCGCGAAACACTTGATTCCCTTCTGATTCCGCCATGTATCCACACTCTTCGGATCGATCATGAGCCTCATGGTATCGATCGCCTGATATGCGAGATCCGCTGTTCCGTCATCCATGCCAGAACAAACAATATCCACGCCAGTTCCACCGAGAATCAGCTCAGAGAGCTGGATCGCCGCGATGAGTTCCGTTTTACCATTTTTACGAGTGATCAATAGGAGTACTTCTTGGAATCGGCACACCCACTCACCCGAATCGAGGGACAGCATCTTGAAGCTGTACATTACCTCGATAAATGCTTTTTGCCAGAGAAGAAGCTTCATCGGCTTTCCGTAAAACGGAGCTTTTGTGAGCTTCACACAGTTCTCAATGAAGTCGATTCTCAGATCTGCATCATCTGTGATATATCTATATTGTGGATCATCCAGATCGCGGATCAGATTGTCAAGCTCGTTGAGCATATCTGCACCGACAATGATCTCACCTCTGCGGATAGCTTCGCGATACTGCTTCAGATAGCTCATGGAGACTTCGTGAGTCCTTTCAGATATTCTCGAAGAGGAGAGGTCTCCACTTCGTGACCATGCCCGACCACGCTCAGAAGGATCTTCACACAATTGTTGTATTGCTGAAGAAATTCTTTGTAAAGCTTCGCCGCTGGAGTCGCTTTTTGAATCGAGGGATCAGAAGGATGAGTTCTGATAAATGGACACTTTTTAAGTTCTTCCAGTCTGGATTCAATGAAGATCATTTCATCCAGTATCCGCGTTGTCGCAGTCTTTGCGGAATCATCAACAGAGTCGAGAAGTTTTTTCAACTCCTCACATCTATCCATTTAATATCCCTCCTTTTCAAATTTTGCGATTTTTAATTTCAAAAAATCTCAAAAAATGACTTTCGCTGTAAGATGTG